TAAGTTGCTGGAAACATCAAGTTTAGCATGTCCTGATTTGTAGGCAAACCTGGTGCTTTGTATTCAATGTTGGCTAAGTCTTCTCTAAACTTATTTAAGCCCTGTTTGATAGCATCTCTGCTACCCTTCTTATTAGCTATAATTTCTTGTTTAGCAGCTAATTGACCAGGATTTAGGTCAGCATCATCAATATTGTATCGTCTTAGATTTACATTAACATCTTCTTTGTTAAATGTTTTAGTTTCAGGAACATCCTCAAACTGGTCTAAGAAATTATCTTCCTCTACATCTTCAAATTGGTCTAAAAAATCTGCCATTTAAGTCTCCTTATTTAACTACTGTTGAACCTGGATATCTTTTGATGATATCGTCTACTTGATTCTGAGGTATTTGTTTAGTACCTCTACCTGGAATTCTTACATTCACCTTAGTGTCTTCTAAACCTGAGCCTGAGCCAGTTCCAAATGTTAATCCATGTTTAGTTCCAAATTTACCTACTCCTTTAGGGAAGTTAGCATCAGTAGATTTCAGACCTGCCTGTAAAGCACTTAAAGCTGCTTTTTCATATCTTTGTTTATCTCCAGCTGTTTCCCATTTATCTTTGCCAGCTAAATCTTTAGCCACTTGTATTTGGGCAGAATTCTTTTGTTTCTGAGCTGCAGTAAAAGAATTTGAACTATTTTGTTTAGTAGAAATATTTGTTTCATTTCTTACTACTTCACCTCTTTCATTTATAGAAGGTTCAGTTGTAACAGTTTTATCTCCAAATTGCCTAGTCTCTGAACCACCAATATCAAAAGAAGGTATTTCAATACCTAATGGTGAAAGTACTTCACTTAAAGCCTGACCCATTAACTCTTTATCTATTAATGCCTGTGCATTTTCTGTGTCTCCAAGTTGCAATGAACCAGCTAGTTGTGTGGTAAGTGCTGGTAATATTGCATCAAGAGCTGAAGAGTTCTGTGAACTTTCTAACTCTGATTTCCCTTGAGTAATTGCTGATTCAATAGGATTAACTGCAGAAAACTGCTGAGATAAGATATCCATTAATCCTTGCCCTGCAACATTTTGTCTTCCAGTTAAGATATCTGCTAATTGAGCTTCAACATTTGCAATAGCATTGTCTCCTCTATCTGCAATATCTGTAACTCCTGTAGCTGCAACACCTGTTCCTGTTCCACCAGTAGCACCTGCTCGTACTAAGTTCTGTAGAAGTGCTTCAGTATTAGTTTCAGTTTCTCCTCTGATGTTATCTTTAGCTGTAGCTACCTGAGATAAATCACCAGATGTAGCCTTGCCGGATAAATCAAATTTATAAGTATCTTGAAACTGGTTAAGTACATCCTTGAAATAATCTTCAACATTACCCCTTTGATTTTCTAAACTTTTAATATTGTCAAACTGTTTGGTTCTTTCAAACCCTCCTTTTAAAGCATCTGTTCCAGCTCTGAATAAAAATGGTAGTACCATCTAAATTACCTCCTCGTGATATATTTTGTTTTCATGGTCGAAAACTATAATACTTTTAAAACTATCTCTTAACGCTTCCCCTAGTAATGTACTAAATTCTAGTGTTTCTCTTTCAGTCTTGCATAGACAATAAAGAACAACAAACTTGTCACCTTGGGGTAGACCTGCTGTAAATCCTCTTAGTTTATTCTTATCATTAAAAGATAAGATAACTGTTGCTTGTTTATGCGTAAGCAGGTATTCTAAATGTTCAGCATCTGCTTTATATTTTTTAGTTAAATCAATTATTCCTTTTTTGTATCTTGGTGCAAAAGGTTTTAATATCATACTTTATCATCTCCTATGTTTTTGCTCTTAATGCACTAAAGGCTACTTCAATTACATTCCAATCAGTAACTGAATGTTCATGCACATAAAATATTTCATTTACTTCCCCATTGAATGCTTCACTATTTCCTGGTGTAGCTACTCCAATTGTTAATGCATCTACCTGAGAAGATGGTGCATCATTAACTGCGGTTGCTTCATGTACTCCATCTATGTATAGTCTGACCTCAGTTGAGCCAGCTATGGTTCCTATTTGAACCCAATGTTTTGTTCCATCTTGTATCTCAGAGATTCCTTCTAATTTATTAGAATCTCCAAATTTAACTTGAACTGTTCCAATGTATCCTCCATCACCATCTGAGAAAGTAGCAGTTGCTATTTGTAATCCATCCTCTTTATCATAGATGTTATCATTTGTAGATACAGTTTTCATCTGCATACTAAATAAGAAATAAGGATTATTATTTATATTTAACTTCTCATCTGGTAAGGTATTCAACCTAAAATAGTTACTTAGTGAGAACACACCTCTCCAACCTGGAGTTGTTTGAGGTACAGTTCCTACTTCTGGAACATCTAAGACTCCTTGGCTGTCTATTAAATCACCAGAAGATTCATTACATCTCCAGTAGTAGGTTGGGTCTGGAATTATCTCTAAATTTCCATAGAACCAATCCAATAATTTTATGTGTGAATTACTCACTATCTCTCCTCATATGAGTCTCCCCTTAGTTTAGTTATTGGGTCTGCTTCTATATCGTAATAAACTTTTAATATAGTTTTATCTTTGCTCTCATAATAATCTAGTTTGTCATGTAACATTCTAATAATATTTTTTAATCTACTTATCCTACTCATAAGGCAACCCTGCTCCATCAGCATATAAGTCTGCTATTTCTTGGCTAGTTAATTCTCTATCCCAAACACCAATTTCATCTACATATATATCCTCTAGAGGTCTTTCAACTGATGTAGAACCTACATTAGCAATTCTTGTGTCATTAGATGTGGTCCCAAGTGAAGTCCACCCAGGAGCTATCGTTCTACTAAAGATAACCTCTACACCATTTATATACACAGATATTGATGTTGCTGCAGTTCCTCCATCATAAGTGAAGATTACACTCTTGAACTCAGAATTATTTAAAGTACCAACTGGAACATACAACTGTAATACTTTGATATTACTTACACTGTCTAAAAGTCGAATTAAAAACTGCCCACTTGCATTAGTTGTTGCCATAGCCCAGCCCAGACTTCCACCAACATCGTAGTTACCTATATAACCATCCCAATAGTTATAAGTTGTTCTCTTGTCCATAGCCCATAAACTGAAGGAGAAAGCACCTGTAAATTTAAATACATCACCTAAATTTATATAATTTGAGTTGTCTCCAAGTATTCCTGCGACACCCATTTTAAAATCAGTTGTGTCCTTTATGTTACCTGTAGCTGTTCCATTATTACTGCCATGCACATCATCTGTGTAAGTAGCACTATCAAAACTATAGTAGGATACTAAATCATTAGTTAGAGTCGCACTATTAGATATAGTATTCGGTGGAACTAAAAGCCCACTAAAGCTATCTCTATAAAATTGTTTACTATTAAAACAACTTACGCTCATTTATGACTCATCTCCCCAACCTATAAAATTAACATCTACAATATCACTCCTGACAACTATAGTCTCAGTTACTGCCATAGTCATTCCGAGAGTTAAAAATACTGTGTCATTAGCATTGACAACTACATCATAAGCAACATAGTCTTCATCAGCTATATCTCCTACTGCTCCATCAACATGTGCTATTCTGATAGTAGCTTCATCTGAAGTTCTATTACAAATAGCTAATGTAGATATAACAGTTGATTTATCTGCAGGCACAGTGTAAGCTGAGATATTTGTATCTATTGCATTAGTTGCACCATCTATTTCTGTAGCAAATATTCTTTTCTTAGCCATTACATTCCTCCTAGCATTATAACATCAGCAAAAGTAGTATCACCACCAGGTAAATCACCTAATTCTATTTTCTTCTTGTTATTACTGTCTTCACTGTCTTCAATTAGTAATAAATCAGCATCTACTGGAGTAGCTTTAGCTGTAATAGCACTTATTTCTGATGCTACATTATCATGTATTGAAGTATCAATTTCAGTTAATATTTCACTAACAGTTACAGTATTCGCATCAACTGTGTTATCTTCTAAAGTTAAATCTTCTGCTGTAGTATCACTACCACTAAGAGTTTGTCCACCAGTTCTACCCACTAATAGCGGATATTGTGCATGGTCATCATCTGATAATCCACCAAGTGAACCATGGTCTTGAGCGACCGTAGAAGCTCCAGAAATTTGTGAACCTCTAAAGTCTGTTACTGTTTCAATTAAAGCACTTTTAGTTCCTCCATAAGAATCCTTTGTGTTGAGAACTACCCTATATAAGACTACTAATTCAGGTGAAGGTAAATCGCCTAACGCTAGTATCTCATTTGTTGCATCCTCTATTGCTGTTTTTTTATCTATATATTCATTCTGTCCTTGTATCATTTTTATAGGGTACTGCCAATCATTAGTTGCTACTAATGTTGCTGAAACCCATTTATTACTTGTAACTTCAATCTGGCTAAAGGTTCCATCTCCATCATCATTATTATAGGCCAATCTTCCGGCCCCTAATGACTTATATGGTAATGTTGTTGCTGCATCTTCTTTCCATGAACCATCTACGTCATCTCTGTAAAGGATGGGTATCTCAGCATCACCTGTATTGATTTGTTGTTCATACTTGTTTGCTGGTAATCCATTCTCAATATCAACATCTATATCTTCATCATAAAATTCGCCATTAGAAACTTCAAAAGTAAGTGCTGCATCTGAAGCAGTTGATAAAAGGTAATCTGTCATAGCTAAACCATTTTGATATACTGCTCCTCTGGTATCATGTAAATATTCATGCGTTCTTCCATCCATTACTGTACCATGTCTTTCATCCGCACAGATATAACAAGCATTATCAGTTGCGTTCCAATAAAGAAGTGCAACTAAAGCTTTGTTAATTATTAAATCATCCATCTGAGAATGTGATGGGTTTACCATTTCAGTTAAAGTGCTCAGATTATAATAGATTACATGAACACCAGCTACATCTGTAATTATGATATCCGCAGAAGCACTGACAGTATACTCAATAGATTCCTGCCATACTTTATAATCTGTTCCTGTTGGGGCTATAGTAAATGTTCTTGTTCCAGCAACAAAAGATATTGCTGAATCTGTTCTGTTTACAAATCCTGTTGGTTCATTTAAAGCAGTAATGAAAGGTGCAGATACTTGTCCTTCAAGTACTGTGTCACCTTCAATATCAGCATCACCTGTTAATGTTAAATCATTATGCTGAACATCGCTAGTAGTATCAACTCTCTGGTCAATGATAGTCTCAATATAAGTTCCTCTATAGTTAAAGAATTCAATTGTATCAGAACCTTGAGTTTTGAACAAAGGTTTGATAACAGTAGTTGGTGTAACTGTTTTATCTGAAGTAAAACTACCAGCTACAAAAGGACTCAAATAGTAAACAGTATCTGCTGTTAGTACTAATCCTAGTTTAGAAACATTATAAACACCATGAGGTTTAAGCATAGTAAATCTACCAGTACTGGCCTGGATTACCATACCTGAAACTTCAGCACCATCTTCACTGTTGGCTCTAGCTAATTCATAGCCAGTTCCATTGTGTCTGATGATATCCCCTGCAGAAAATGTGTTGTCCGCAAGAACTATTAGTAAATCTTGATTAGAGGTATTCTTAGTTACTTCCTGTTCAGCTTTATACTGAGAGAGTAAGTCCTCTATTCGCCTAACTATTAAGTTTAGGTTATCAATATCCTCTCGATTTTCTATAGGTAAGTCACTCATTTAGTACATGTACTCCTCGTATTGAAATTGTAAACAAGCACCATTAAAGGTATCATTAGCATTTAAGGTAATTGACATTGGTGCTTCAACTTTATCAATGCTAACATCTGGTGTAGCTAATTGATTAACAGTTGTACTATTAAATAAAAAATCATCCATATCAATGTTTGTTGATACGGTATAAATTTTTACCTTATCTGGTAATTCTATTTTAACTTTAGTATGCAAATCATCAGTCTCTATAAATTTATACCCATAAGGTGTTGCTGAGTCTAAAATCCTATAGAACACTAATTCTTCATTATCTAATACACCTATTGTAATCATATCAAAAGGAGTAACGGAATAGTAAGAGTAATTCCCGGTAGCTTCCTCATCTAAATTGTCATCTAAGTATATACTGTTTATATCCCAATCGTAACTTGCAGACGCAACCATGTCTATACAGGCCTGGTCATTAGCGTTTACAGTTACTGCATTGATTACGTCACCTGACACAAATGTGTAGGCTATGGCTGGAGTAAGACCAGCTGCTAATGCAGAGTAGTCAGAATCACTTGATAAGTATTTATCAACTGTATAGTTGACAGTTATTCTTAATCCACCTACAGGTTGAGCCCAAGCTCCAGTGCTGGTTCCTCTTATGGCTGCCCAATACATTGTAGTTAAGTTGTTAACTTCAGTATCAACACCCAATTCTAAAGTACCTGAGTTAATAGAAGATATATTGCCAGTAGCAAGTATGTCTCCATAAGTGTAAATAGAACTTCTGTTTAAAGTAGCTCCTATATCTGCACTCTGTAATTCAAATTGAGCATAGTTAACTGTGCTGATTGCTTGTTCAATATTTACAGTAGTTATTGTAGCTCCATTTGGAAAATGTAATCCAACAGTGTAGAATACATTTGAGTTTCCATTGATAGTTGTCTGAGCATTGTCATTAACAAAGTTTCCACTAACTACTTCGGAAGTCAAAGCAAAAGATTCTGCTCTAAGTACTTTTGACCTGGATTTACTATATTTAAAACTGGCACTAATCTCTTTACATTCTATATCTCCACTACCATCAGTTAATGCAGTTACATAAGCTGCATAGTTAGCATTTTCTTTGGTAACAAATACTTCTTTTAAAGTATCAGTTGACCTGTAGATATATTCTCTTTGTGGAGTGGAACCTAATAAAGCTCCAAACAATAAAAGTAAACATAATATCTTTTTCATTAATTACCACCTACATCTGTTTGAATCTCATACTCAATAATAATTTTATATATTTTTGGGTAAGCTGAGTAATTCATAAACTCATCTTTTGATAACCCAACTATTAAAACGTATCCGCCATCAAGACTGTAATCTAAAGTGTATCTATTCCTGAGTGTTAAAGTATCAAATCCACCTTGTAAATCAAAGATGATATTTCCCTGGTAGGAAACTAATTGAACATCTATTCTTGATTCAGCCAATACTGCTTCATCCAACAATCTAGTTTGACCGAGAGCATCTAAATCCTGGTCAGCTAAATCTCCAGCTTTCTGTGTAAGGTTATCATCTAAGTAATCCTGAACACAGTTTTGAAAGTTTGGATTTCCACCACAATAAGTTCTAGCTTTTTCGTCATATAAATCATACTTGGCATCATACCAATGGTCATATCTTCTATCATAATAATCTTCTTTTTCTGATTCAGTAAACTGAAGTTCAGTGACATACTCAGAAATTGCTCCTACTCCCTTTACTGTTAAAGAGCGTATGGTTGCACCATCTGGTAAATCTATATAAGTATTAGCTTGAGATTCACCTGTTCCGTCTATGCTTAAAGAACTTTCATCTAAGATAAATCCAATAGAACTTGAAGCTGTCTTTTGGTTTCTCTCAACCAAGTCCCATGCGTAGAAAGTTTTAGTCTCTACCTTTTTTCCATTAAAGTTTACAGTATTTAATGTAATAGTATTTGCAGCCAAAGAATACTCTGGAGTATTTATGAATGAAAATATAGAGTCTATATTAGTATTCCTCTGGTACTGAAGTATAGGATTCCCTGAAACTGCAGTGAAAGGAACTGATGGTGTAAGTCCTCTTGCGAAAGCAAACAACAATATTAGTATTATAAATTTTTTCATTAGTACTGCCTCACATCTGTATTAATTACTTCAACTCCCCATGAATATATCTTCATAGATTTATTTATAGTTGAGTTCTCAAATTTAAAACTAAAGTTTTGTGCATAAAATCCTGTGACAGCTTTCTTAACTGTAAAATCATTAGCAGTTGCAAAATATTGACTAGAACTTGCTATCGCAGTATTATATACTGAAGTAGTAGCAAGAACAGGGTCTACACTAGCTGAGATTGAGTTGCCAAACTCATCTTCAACAGTAATAGCTATAGGAGTGGATGTGAACTTCTCTTCAGCCACTACATAAGTTTCCATTAATTGAGCAAAGGTTAATTTGTCATTTAATGCCTTGAAATGAGTAAGGAATGTAGCCCTATAAGCAACACCGTTATCATTATATAAACTCTCATCATCATAAGTAGTATTATCAAATTTATGAATATAACCATTCTTGTCACCAAAAACTAAGTAGTTGGTTTCATGGTTCTTAACTTCACAAGCTGAAGTAATATTACCAATCCCGTATCTGGAATAAGAATCTAAATCTGTATGGTAAACTAATTGCCTATCAGAAATATCTCTATTTCCTTCTGGATAAGCTAATATATATTGGTTCCTCTTGCTATGAAACACAGCAAAACTATTCTTTAATCCAGTTAAATTAGATTCATTGAAAATTGACTTAACTGCTCTTGAGATTGTAAAAGAAACTCCATATTCAGGTAGGGCTTCAATTCCCTGGTCGGATTGAAATAAGATGTAATCACCTTTGACTTCTATTCCATCTTGAGTCTGAGCTAAATTAGCTTTCTTAATTGTTTCTTTAGCATTACAACCCTTAAAGGATTGAACTGATTTTCTAATATAAGGAATTAAAGTACTACCAGAAAACTTTACTGAATCAACTGATGTTCCTTTTAATATGAAAAGTTTACTTCCAAGAGTTTCTACTCCAACACAAGTACCATTTCCGGCTGTCATATTGTTTCTTCCTTCACTCCAGTCAGTTCCATCAAGAATTTTAGACCAGTACAAAGTATCAATTGAAACACCAAAGAGTCTTCCATCATAAGCAGTAATGGCTATCAGGTCTGTTGGAACACTAGCAGAATCAACTTTAATCCATGTAGAGTTATCATCTGAGTAATGTAATCCATTGATAGCATTAGTCATATATATTTTATTGTTAAGAACTGCGAAGTCTGGAATAGAAGTTATATCCAACCCAGTTAAAGATTCAGAAAAACTTCCAGTAAGAACATCAAAGTTATACAGTATTCCATCATCACAGAATACAGTAGTATAGTTTATTTTATTTATAGTTGAAAAATAGATTCAAAGAACTTTGCCACCAAGAGGTGAAGAATTCACTTTGGTTGTGCCAGTCCTCTGGTGTATGGAGACATATTTGCCTACATTACCTTCTGACTTTCTAAAGTACACATTAAATGCTTCTTTGCATTGCGTATCGAAAGGTGCGTCTGGGTTTTTGGTATCGTTGATACCTCCACCGTTAATTGGATATGATACTATTTGTGAAATCATATGTAATAAGTCTCCTCTGATATCTCAAAAGTTGTGTTACTTGGAAACAATACTCCAAGGTTTTTCATATCTTCTTTAGCTCTAATATAAAAATCATTACCTCTAGCATCTCCTCTAGTAAGTAAAACATCTGAAGCAATTATATTCTCCAGGTAAGATTCAGCTGCTATTGGAAGATAAACTGTATCTGTTGTTCCTGTAAGTACTGGACTTGTTTTGTATTTTCTAATATTGTTCACAATTAATGTTGTATTGGCCTTTAAGGTTGCCAAAGTAAAAATTGTATCCGCAGTTGTTATATTTAATTCAGCATTATCACTTGCTGACTGTTGAACACTGTTTATTTGCAGCCATACATTTTCAGTAGATACTGAAGTCTCTGCTACAATAGTAACGGTTTCAGATGTATTAAGTATCTGCCCATTCTTTTCTATAAACCCAAATATCTTAACAGTTCCTGAATCACCTGCAGTGGTGGAAACTACCAAAAGTTTATCCTGTAGTTTTAGAATATCAAACAGAAATCTTTGCTGTAATATAGCTATCTTTCTATTAATCTCATCTTTAATGAGGGCTAAAGTACCAGTTGATTGGTCATAGCATTTAGTTTGTATTCTCCCATATAATTCAGAAAAAGTTGTCATTTAATTACCTCCATAGTAAAAAGGGAGGACGTATTGCCCTCCCATAAATACGACTAGTTTTTACTCTAGCTTATTTCTACTCAGTTACTGGACAAGCAAGTATATAACCCTTATCAGGTGCTATAACTGTACTGGAACCATCCCAACCATATCCAACTGTGCTTTTTCTGTTAAGAGCATCTGTCTTATCAGAAGTATCGCCTTTTGCAGTCTTAATAATCATTTCAGGCTGTCCATCAATCTCGGATACTGCGAAAGCATTCTTACCTAAAACTACGTTATAAGCAAGTGTTACTCCAGTGGCCATATCTCCACCAGCTGTTGATAAGTTATCATCAAGGTGAATTTGAGAGGATACTAAAACTTTAAATCTTAGTAATGTTCCGATTTCTCCTTTAACTACATCTAGAACATCTTGATATTTCTCAATATCTTTAAACCCTGGAATAAGTCTCATTGTCTCAGCTGTTCTTGGGTGAACTACAATTCTGTAAAATCCATCGTCGAAAGTAGGAATAGAATTCTCTTCAAAAATCCGCAGTAAAGCGTTCATCTTGTTAAGGTTCAGACCCCATTCATTCTTAGTCTTCAATACAGAAACAGTATCCGCACCAACTGCTGAAACTAAAGCGGCTACATTTGCTGGAACTGAACCATCATTGTAGATGTAATTCAGTGGCAAGTAAGCTTGCTCTAATTCAGTAGCACTCCAATCTGCCTGATAAGCATTCACGTTATGATCAAAGAAATCTGCGTCCGTTGCATCGATATTACTGGTAGCATTGTATTTAAACATCTTTGAATAAACATATCTATCAACTGAATCAGCTGCTGCTTTACCAAACTCATTTGCATAATCTTCTAAGATAGGATTTAATGCAGTAAGTGTTAACCTGGTAGAAACTGTAGTCCATTGGCCTAAAGTAACTAAGGCAACATCAATTCTGCTGGATGTAGTTATAATAGATGAACCTGAATCACCTTCAGCTAATTCTGTTAGCGAAGGACTAATTTTATTCAACCTACTAAAGTTAATTGTGGTACCTGTTTGTTTAGGCATGGGTACAATCTTACCTAATGGCATAATGACTAGGTTCTTATACATGTTTGTAATAAGAGTCATTACATAATACTGTTTTAACAAATCTGCTTGCTGGGCAGCCGTATAGTCACCATCGACTGTAGCTCCGGCACTGTTTATAAATTCTGTCATTTTATATCACTCTCCTGATTTTAATTTTCTCTTAAAGTCCCAAATTTCTTTTGAATATAGTCTTTAAGTTTTGCTGGGTCTATTTCATTGCGTGGGTTGTACTCAGGCTCGGCTTTCGTTTTAGTTACTGCAGCGACTTTAGGGTCTACTTCAGACTCTACACTAGCAGTTGTTCCTTTGTATAATAGGCCTTTAAGAAGAGTATGGGCTACAATGTAACCACCTTGACTATTCTTTAATGCTGGCATATTAGCAAAGATTTCTTTCTCCATCAAACTTTCTACCTCGTCTGACCAAGGTAAAACCTTATCTTTCGATAATAGTTCTTTAGCACTAACTCTTTCCTTTTCAGATTGTGTTGAAGCTAATGCTTCTTTCTTCTCTGTAAGAATCAAATTCTTGACTTCAAGTACTTGCTTTAACAAATCAGATTGCTCAACTTTGGATAAATCTTTATCCTCAATTATTGCCTGGGCTGTTTCTGCAATTACTTTGGTCTGCTCTGCTGGAGCTTTAACATCATTCGAAAACAAACTTTTAAAGTTCTTTAAAGATTCCTCGTTCCCAACAAGTTTACTTTCATCTTTCACTACAACTTCTTCTTTATCTGCAGTAGAAAGCTCAGTAATCTTTTTAGTTGCGTCCTCATGCATCTTTATTACATCCTCTATCGATTTTCCTTTGTACTTATCATTCACTGCAATCTCTGTTTTTTCTGGAGTCTCTTTAGTATCTGTTTCTTTAGAAACAACTACCTCTTCAGATTGTTCCACCTCTGTTTTTACGATTGTAGTATCCTCCTCTAATTTCTGGGCATTGGTGTTGATTTTAGAAAGTAGTTCTTTCTTACTCTCAGCAATGTTATCCAGATTCTTTGGTTCTCCCATGCTATTCCTCCTCTAAAATATTTTGTTTGGCGATTTCCTCACCTCTGGTCTTTATTCGGTTCCTATACTTTTCTGCAGTTAGAAGTCCTTTAAGTTCCCCAGCTAAGTACACTGCGTCCCCTTTTCCTTCTTCCAACTCGCATAATTTTTTGATTATCTCATCAGTTCTAGATTTAACTATCTTTTCAATTAACTTGTGGCCGTTAGTTCCTTCCATTTTATTAATTATCTTAGCTTCTTCTATTGTCTTCTGTTCATACTCTTGATTATCAGTCATTATCTATTTCCCCCACCTTGTATACCACCTGATTGTCCACCATTGGCTATGTTATTAGGTGAGACTGTAGCGTCTGTTACATTTGTTCTTTTGCTCTGGTCTTGACCTTCAGCTCCCTTTTCGGCTTTGCCCATTAGGAATTGCTGAACTAATGTCTGTTTATTTCCTTCTTGATTATTCCAATACCTGCCATAGTTTCTAAGTCCAATTGCTTCAAACATATCCTCAGACCAATTCTGAAGGTTGAATCCTTGCATAAGCATAACATCCATAAATGGACGCATAGATACCATATAGTTATTCATCTGATGTACTTTCTGTTCTCTGCTGAGTAAATTTCTAACGCCTGCAGCATAGAAGTTTCCAGCCCCATCAAAGGCTGGTTTAGTTACTTTTAATGTGATAGGATTTCCCTCATTAAATATTCTAATAAAGTTATCTGACTTATTAGATTGAAAATTTAATGACAACCACATGTTTATCATAGTTCTAAAAGTTGTATCGTCTAATCTTTTAAATACGTCCTGAACTTTAACAGTTTCAGTAGCCATATTTAACTGAGTTCCGCCAACAGTGGGGTTGGACGTTTGTCCACCAATGAACTTAGTTCCTACTGCTTTCTGGGCAGAATCCTCTAAGGATAATACTTCATTATAAGCACTAGCGGTTACATCATTAAATTGAATCTCTGTAACATCATCTACTTCATCTACATGAATGACACCTTGTGGTCTGGAGACTAATTCTTTCTCATTAATTCCTGAATCTCTTTTTACTTTCCACATTTTATTTAAGATTACATTTATATTTACATTTCTCTGGTTTACAACTGTGTTTATCTGAACCTGATGGCCTTGAAGTATTTCTGGAATACCTTTTCCAAGGAACTGACCAGGAACAACTGCAAATCTCGCATAAACAAAAGGACTAAGTTTGTGCTTAAACGGATTCTTTTCTTTTCTAATTGTTACTCCAAAATCTAATGCAACAACAAATACATATTTATCATCAGATGACCAAAATTCAAGACATCTGATTAATCCTTTTCTTGTATCTGATGCTTTAACATTAATTAATGAAACTAATTTCTTATCATCTTTAATCCGGTTCTCATAAGTGTTAGCTGTATCAGAATAATAGGATAACATCTCTAAGTTAATGTAGTTATAACTTTCCTGGTCATTTTTCAACTGGGATAAGCTAATATCAAAAATATGACCCTTATAAAAGCCACTTAATTGGTCAGCTTTAGGGTCAATCATAAAGTTTTCTATGCTTATATTCTGAAAGGTTGGAACACCTTTATCAATTGTATGGGCTCCTATAACTTCTGAAGTTCCAGCTCCAGAACCATCCCAATAAACTTTAGCAATGGATGTTCCATAAATTAACATGTTAAGAATATACTCATCTATTTTAGAATATAGTCCAATTCTCTCTTGTTGAAGGTCAATAACTTTTTCCAAAGCTTCTTTCTCTTCTCTTCTATATACCAACTCATCCTCAAGTTTAAAAACTGGAGTTGTGCTGAATATTGTATTCATAATATGCGGAGCTAATGTAGCTATCTGAGTATACACCAAAGGTATATAGACATTAGACCTATACTTTTTGCTGTTTCTTGATGCCTCAAATTTTTGCTGATACATATTAAACCATCTTTTAAAGTCTTTATGAACTGACTGCATAGAAGCAATGTGTCCACTGTAAGCAACTTCAATAAAATTAGCTATGTATTCATCAGAACTTTCGAGAGTTGGTTCTGTTACATATTCTTCAATCATTAATTAACTCCTAAAGTTATTGTTACCTTAAACTCCTCATTGTGACCTAGAGGATAAGAAAATACATTTTGTTCTGCTCTTTTGTCTACTATATATTGACATAGTAATTTTGACTGGTATTCTGTAATGTTTACACTTTTCTTAGCCACCATAATCATCTCCTAAAATCCTGTTTCTTCATCCTCTGGTTCATAGTCATATGAACTTTGAGATGCTGCACTCGGTCTTTTAGCAAATTGTAAAACCGCTGACTGAGAGTCAAGAGCATCATCAAATGAGGTCATGCCAAAATCTATCATCTGAGTCAATAACTTAATTTGACCTGGATGTAATTTTACTACTTTGGTTCCATACTGTTTAGTTACTGTTTCTTTATCATCATGTTGTAACATTTTAAATTTACCATGATGCACATATGGCTTTAAGGAAAGCATTCTATCTTGCTTAGATACTTGATTTCCGGCCTTATATGCTACTATCTTCCTGAATAAATCAGGATAATTTGACTTTAAGTACAACTCATTAGCTGCATTAAAGTTAGTTTCTAATCCAATTTTCTTAATGCCTTTATCCTTGTACTTTAAATACTGGTCATACATAGGAGTAAAGGCTCCCTCTGCGGTTGTTTGTTCCGCATACATGTCAATGTTAACAATGTCTCCATTTACATCTAATCCAGTTGTGCATACTGCTGTGTCATCTGTTCTCTTTTTAATCTCTTTAGCTCCAGCTGTATCAATAGTTTGATATACTGATATGGTAGCTGGTAATGTTGTGATGAATTCTACATCTTCAATTCTAAAAGCAGCATTAGGGTCTGATACTGGAAAGTTCATCTGCTGACAAGCAAACTCCAGGTATCCGCCCGGCTTTCTAGTTTTCTTTTTAAATACCTTTTTGAAGTGCTTGAGCGTAAACCTTTCAGGAAATAATAATTCCGTATCAGGGTCATCCATCATATCTTCAAATTGGCTTCTCTCAAACTTTGGGTTCATCATTGCTGACTCATTGATAACAAATCTAAATGAATCTATATCTCCAGGTTTTAAAAACTCTGAGTATAAATCATTGAAATGCCATCTTGTTCCTACAATGATTAAAACACCACCTGGGTCTAATAAGTCCAGGCAGTCTAAATAAAAACTTGCTGTTTTGGCTCTCATATCATCTGACCTAACAAATTCTCTTGTAACAATATCATCCAAGATAATAATGTCAAAGTGATAACCTGTCATATCAGTTAATACTGAGGCTGCTGTTACACTAGCCTCACGAAGTCCGGCTCTCCTACCTTTTACGCAGAATTTTTCTTTCTTCCAAACTTCTGTATCTGATACTAAGTTTCCAAATCTATCTCTGAATTTCTCATTAGCTTCAAAATGACTTTTGATAGCTCCTGTAAATTCTTTCGCTTTGTCCAATGTACCAGAAGCGATTAATATTCTTTTATCTCTGTTTCTTATTAACTGTTGGATTGACCAACCTTGTGTAATAAGAGTAGACTTAAAGTGTCCCCTGGGAATCAGAGTTAAACATTCATCATCTGGCTGTAAGGAATCTAATCCATCTATAATTCTTCTGTGGATATCTCCCCACACATTTTCTTTTTCAACGTCAGAACCTAGAACTTGGCTGACAAGGTACATTAAATCATCCTTGCAATGCTTCTGCTCCAAACGCTTCCACAGTTCGTTTTTTAAGCTCCCCAATCTCCTCAACGAGACTATCAGCTTTTCTAAATATCTCTGCTGTTGAAAGTCCTTCATATTCGCCTAACACTTCCTTACTAAGTTTCTGATATTTGTAATCTATATCTAAAAAAGTCTTGGCTGATGCTGCGTCTCCCTCACTTGCTTTTGTAGCAAGTAGCTTTATCATTTTAGCCCTATTCATGTCAAGTGTCTCATCAAATGAAAGGTCAGAATCTGTTGTGACTTCCTTATTCATTGCCTGATATTTCTGAATCTTCTCAACCACATAAGGGTCTTTGAGCAATTCATTTGCTGTCTGTGCAGCTCTTGATTTTGCCCATCCGGCAACTCTTGCTGCATTAGCTCCGTTGCCACTCTTTAAAAATTCTTCTACGAATTTATCTTTTTTGACTTTTAGTTCTTCTTCAGTAATGCGTCCCACTGGTATTAATCGTTATCAATTGATATTGCTGCGAATCCACCTGGTACTTCATCTGCCCAAACAACTGTAGCTGTACCAATGTCAGTAGCTAGTGCTGCAGGTGTTGCTCCAAAATGAGCTGACATAGTAGAAGCAGTACTTCCTTCATCCCTTACTAAACATGCATACTGGCCATTAATTTTAAAAACTTTATTCAAAGCAAGTTCTATGTCATCAATAGCTACTGCTTCAGCAGCAACTACTAAATTAGCAATTGTGTCAGCTGCGACATATGTATAAATATTTGCCATTTCTGTCCTCCTTGTTCTTTCTTAATTTTACTATTCAGCTGCTTTTAAAGCAACCCATTCTCCTGAATTAGTCTGATAAATAGCTGATACCTGTTCATCATCTATTAAATCTACTAAATCATGTAATGTATTTGCAGACTCGTGTACTACTGCCATATTCTCACCCCCTAGGAATTATAATTTACTTTCTAATCTTTAACAAATATGTTACAAGTAATAGTTGCTGTTGTAACTGCGTCATTGTAAATACTAAATCTGTATCTACCTGCTGACAAATCTGTTAAAGGTGTTCCTGAAGTTAATACTCCAGCTGAACCTGAAACGATAGTGCTTCCATCACCGTAATAAAGTTGATAATTCATAGTGGTTAATGTACCTTGAGATATTGAACCACCATTGAAATCTATTGATGTATAACCAGCAACATTTCCAATGTCAAAAACGATTGAATTCTTTGATGTGATTATTTGGTTTTTAAGTTCTAAACTAAAACTTTCATAAGATTGAACTACAACACCATTGTCAAGTACTTCATCAATAAATGTATCTGATACATATGATGGTGCAAGCCCAAATAGTCCTGACATTAATATCAATCCTACTATAATTAATTTCTTCATTCCTGTCTTCCTCCTAATTTTATTTGAATACTTAATGGAGCCCAGAGTAGGAATCGAACCTACTACCTGCTCGTTACAAATGAGCTGCTCTACCGGGTGAGCTATCCAGGCGTAATACTATTTATTCTGGTCCACTTGATACATGTCAAGGGCAAAGTCTGTACCTTGCTCTCTTGCTAGTATTTGGTAATTCTCTGGAAGCTCATCATAGGTTGACTTGTCAAAAGGAAAGGGAAATGCATCCTCGGTAACTGCTGCTACTTCTGGTTGTATTTCCTCTTCTTGAATTTCTTTACCTTCAATGGCTGATATGAGATTGTCTAACCCAGGAATTGACTTCCTGAATAAGTTGGTGGATGTTTTTTTGGGTTTAATATTGGTCAAAGGATTGGTTTGTGGACTGTCTTCCACTAGTGAAAATCCTTCTTTGAAATCTGGCATGTTCTCCCCTTTTAATAAGTTATTGAAAAAGTTACTTTTAACGCTATTTTTGCGTTTGAATAATGATATCATAAAATACTGATAACCTCTCTAACTTTTTAGTGTGTCTAAGATTAATTTCTTCTAGTTCCAGGAGTTGCCAGGCTAATATTTTAATCATTATATCGATTGGCATTACTTTTTATCTCCCTATATAGGGTGCCCATAGGTTATTTTAAGGTAAGGTACAGTAAAAACTACTAACAAAAATTTTAACGTTAATTCCACCCAAGTTTCTATATAGACTGGAGTAATATTTTATAAAAAATTATCTCTCTGCATCCAATCACACACCCTACGCACCCTAGTTCCTAATTTGGGACACGCTCAAGCTTTTATACATTGTTATACTTTACTATACATTGTCATATTTTGTTATAATACCAGTCATGTTTGCACACGGAACAACAAGTCATCTTTGCATCTGGACAATAGTTATATATGTTAACATGACTGAGTAGTTTATGTTAGTTGGTAGCTTGTTACTTCCCACGTTTTAGCTAGTAAGCTATGCATTATGGGGGTTATTAACATTAAACTAACGTATAAAGTTATATTAAGTATAACAATCCTTGTATGTACCTTTGATTAGCTGTAGAATAGTTATAATATATATATACTCTTATCCTTCCCTTTATAGTTATATATTTATAGTTAATAACTTATACTTATAGTTAGTGAACAGTTTATTGTAGGGGTATTACACCAATTAATTGTAGGGGTATACTACAATATATTGTATGTGCCTGGTTGGAAAGCACCACGATTTATGGGTATAATTATAGGTATATATCCCTAAATATGGGGTATACTACTACGCTACAT